GGGTTAAAAAAATCATTAACAGATCCAGTAGCAGTACTTAGTTTTTTTGTAAGTAAAGCATTAGAAGCAAATGCAGAATCTGTAAAATTAGGAAAATCCTTAGGATATGGTACTGATAGAGCAAATGCTTTTAGAGAAAATCTAGTAGGAATTGAAAGTGCATCTGCTAATATAAATGTTACTACTGCAAATCTAGTTGAAGCATATGGGGAGTTAGCAGCAGAAACTGGTCTAGCATATGAATTCACGGCAGACCAACTCACTACTCAAATTAAATTAACTAAACAAGTTGGGTTAACAGCAGATCAAGCAGCCCAAGTACAACGTTTTGCGGTTTTAAACAATAAAACATCAGAAGAAACATATAAATCCTTTTTAAAAGGAATAACAGCAGCAAGAAACCAACTTAAAGTTGGGATTGATTTTAAAGCAACTTTAGCTGAAGCTTCTAAAGTATCAGGACAACTAGCAGCACAACTAGGTAATAACCCAGAATTAATTAGTAGAGCTGTTGTAAGTGCTAAAGCACTTGGTATGACTTTAGAACAAGTGGCTAAAGCAGGAAGTACTCTTCTTGATTTTGGCTCATCTATAAGTAGTGAATTAGAAGCTGAATTGTTAACTGGTAAACAAATTAATTTAGAAAGAGCTAGAGCAGCAGCATTAGCGGGTGATCAAATAGTATTAGCTGAAGAATTAGCTAAAAACATGGGTACCGCTGCTGAATTTACCAAATTAAATAAACTCCAACAAGACTCATTAGCCAAATCCATTGGGATGAGCTCAGATGAGTTAGCTGAAACTTTAAGAAAAAGAGAAGAAGCAATTGCTAGTGGTAAATCATTAGCACAAATAACTGAAGAAGAAGCAGCTCAGGCACTTGAAAGACAAAATATACAGGACCAATTTGGTCAAAGTATACTTAAACTTCAAAGCTTAATTGGTAACCTACTATCAGGTCCTTTAGGAATGATGTTAGATATATTAGTAAAAATACTCAACGTTGCTAATTTAATATTACAACCTTTTACTTTATTAGCTAATTTTATTAAAGAATCAACAGCTGCTTCTTTAACATTTTTAGGTGTATTAGGAGCAATATATGCTATAAAAAATAGAACTTTTTTAATAGATAAAGCTCAATTAGCTATTGAAGGTATTAAAAAAATATACAACACCACTCAAATAGGTCAATTAGGTATAATAGAATCTATTAAATCAAGAGGTTTTTTCAAAACCTTAGCTGAAGCAGCAATGACTGCTTTTAAATCTGTCGCCAGTATGCCTTTTATAGGTCCTGTATTAGGAGCAGCAGCCGCTGCTAGCGCTGTGGGATTAGGTATGAGTTTATTTTCTAAAGGAGATGACGTTGTATCACCAGGATATGGTAAACGAGTATTATCCACTCCTGAAGGATCTATAGCTTTAAATAATAAAGATACTATAGTTGCTGGTACAGATTTAGGTGGTGGTGGTGGATCAATGCCTTCAATTGATCTTACACCAATGATAGCAGCAATTAACGAAGTTAGAGCAGCTGTTGATAGGTTATATAGCAAAGATCAATCCATCAATATGGATGGTAAAAAAGTAGGTACTACACTAGTACAAGGCTCATACAAAGTAGCATAACATTCAAATATTTATACTAAACGATAAACCATGGGATTATTAGACAAATTAAAAGACAGCATCTTAGGATTGGGTGGAAATAAACCACAAAATTTTGGAGTTAACCCTGTACCACCAAATTCATTACATGATTTATATTCGGTTGATGGTCAACCTAACATAACTTGGAGACCAAGTAATGGCCTCGGATTTAAACCACAACCATCAACAATGGATGAATTGGACAGGCAAGCCCCTAACCTAACACCAGTTGGAGTAGTATCACAAGTATACAAATCCAAGCAAGGCCGCAGATACAAAGACCTAGGACCAACCGAAGGACGTTACTAACATGCCACTACTTGATCTAAAAACCGACTTAAAATCACTTAAGTACGGAAATGATCGACCAGGAGGAGGTGATAGCGGTCAACCATACCAAAGAGTCGATATCAACACTGTTGATAGTGGCTTTAACCGTTTTCGAATGACTAATTTCGACGATGGTTTAGTTAGAGGTGGAGTTGTAGGCGCTGCCAATGCTTCAATTGTCGATACACTTCGTATAGGGAAATTTCTTACTGATTTTCCAAAAGGACCACTATTCATTGCTAAGCAAATCGGTTTACAGTTATCAAACCCTGCTTTAGAAACTAAGAAAATTACTATAGGCAGTGGTAGAGGTGTTTTAGGATTTATAGGCAATACTTTAAGTGCTGTAAATAATGCTTTAGGCCCTACCCGCATATATAATTTAGGTATTAATACATTAGCGCAAGTACCAGTTAATGCTTTTGGTATTCATTTCAATAGACATGGTTTACTACCAGTCCAAGACGATCAAACTAAATATCTAGCTGTTGCTCAATTTAATAATGAAGGAGGAGGATCTCCTAATAATAGATTAGTAGGTTTAAGAAATAGATTTAATTTAGGTGATCGTCAAACAGAAAACATACCTGGATTTAACAATAAAAAACAAAGAAAATTATTAGCTCAAGCTATAAATAATATTGTATTTGGAGGTATTATTAAAAAACCAAAACCAATAGGATTTCTGGATGCTAATAAAGAATTAACAGTAAGCAGATATATTGGAGGACCAGGATCTGTTTATGGTATAGGTAATACTACTATCCTAAGAAAAACATTTACAGAAGATAATGATAAGATAGATAAAGCTAAAAATAGAAATTTTAATAGTCAACATCTTTCTGAGGTAAAAATTAAAGATACTTCTGATTTTGGAATATCTTTACTTACTAATTCTTCCTTAGCATCATCATCTTTTAATTTATCCAACGATAACATTAATAATTCCTTTTTAAATCTTACAGCTTCCTTAGCTGATAAAAATAATAGATTTAAACCCGAAATACTAATAAACTCAGTTTCAACTTTTATATCTGCTTCTACTTATTCTAGTTCTGATTTATCTAGCAATAATTTTGATGATTTAACTAATGATGGTAATTTACGTACTACTCTTAGGGATAATAACGCTTCTAAAAACGACACAAAAAATACACTTGATAAGTGGGATGGGGCTTTAACAGCAAGTGCTGATTTAGGACTAACAACTTTAAGTACTCCTATAGGATTTACAGGACCTATAACATCTCCAACAACAAGGACTATATATGATATTCCACAAGATATTGATGCTATAAATGAAAGTCTTAATCAAAATGCTATTCCTTATACTACACCTGCTTTAAAAAAGTATGCTGAATTAAGGAAAAAAGTAAATGAAGGAACAACAATAGATAAAACATATATTACAGAAATATCAAGACAGGGAAGTAAAACTGAAACTTTTAAAACTTTTAATGTTAATATATCTAGAAATGATCCTTCTTTAATTTATAATAGGTTAACAAAACTTGCTTTTAGAAGAACTAATGATACTGATATCAATGATGATAAGTTAGCTTTAAAATTTATGCCTTTAGATCCGTTTACTGGCAATATATTACGCACATTAAATTTTCTAGGATATATAACTGATTACAGTGAAAACTATGATAGCAGCTGGGGTGATGTAAAGTATGCAGGTAGGAATGAAAAATTTTACATATTTAATGATTTTAAACGTACCGCAACCGTAGGTTTTAATATCCCTTGCTTCAACCCAGATGAATTAGAACAAAAACATTGCGATATGAGTGAGCTAGCATCTGTGCTAGCAGGCAAATACCAGGATAATCTTCTATTAGGTGGAATTATAACTAGATTAAAAGTAGGAAGGTATATTAATGATCAACCCGGTATAATAACTAATTTAAATTTTTCTCCTATTGAAGGATCATCTTGGGATTTAGATAGAGGATTAGCTTTTTACTTAAAGGTTAGTTTCGGATTTACTTTAATTCATAACTTTTTACCTCAATATGGTAAATGTGGATTTATTGATAGACAACCTGATCCAATCCCAGAAACAGTTCCTGAAGAAGAAGATACTACCCCAGATACAGATCCTCCAATAGTAGTAAATACAATAAGTGATATTCCCCCAACTCGTATAGATAATACACTTAATGCTAACTTATTTGAAACTAGACAAAGAGCTGAGTTTCAAAAAGATAAATATATACCTCCAACAAAAGCTCAAAATGATGCTGCAAGAAAATTATTTCAAAGTTTACCTTCTTCTAACTAAAATAATATGGATCGCTACGATAACGCAACAATATTAAAAACAGAATTTACAGATAGACCCTACTACAAAGGAAAACAATATCCAAATATTCCTTTGTCAGAGTCTGATGTGTATGTTATTACTACTGTGGGTGATAGATTAGATTCATTAGCGTATAGTTATTATGGTGACTCTACATTATGGTGGATAATAGCAGCAGCAAATAACAACGCTACTAAAGGTGCTTTATTTCCGGTTCCGGGTACTCAATTAAGAATACCAACGAATGTAAATAGCGTTTTACAACAATTTAATCAATTTAATAAAGCAAGATAAATGTTATGTCTATATTCAAAGATACGTTTAAAGAAGGAGTTAAAAATCAATTAAAGACTAGACAAAAAGCCATATTTGAACGCACCCCCGATGCTATCCAGTACTTTAATGCTCGTAACTCTTGGATTAGAATGACATCTAGTGTTAATGTAGGAAAAGACGATGGTAGTTTAATACCCGGAGTATCTACTTTAGCTAAAAGTTATGTTTTATTAGGAGGAACGCTATATAATGGTAAATTAAGATCAGGAGTAGGAACAGATAATAAAGCTTACAGCTTAAATTCTACTACAGTAAATCCTGATGGTACTATAAAACAAGAAAAAAATAGACTAGGAATACGACCAATGCCTGGTATAACATCTATTGATATAAAATCAAAATCAGCTTATGGTTCATTAAGAGAAGTAGTTGTAAATTTTAATTGCTGGGATATTAGGCAATTAGAAGAATTAGAACTACTATACATGCGTCCTGGCTATAGTGTATTAGTAGAGTGGGGTTGGGCTCCTTATCTTGATAATAATGGAAAATTACAAAATAATATCTCATTTACCGATGATGTTTTAAATGGAGGAGTACCTAAAGAACAAATATGGAAAAATATATTTACAAAAGCCTCTAAAGATGGTAATTATGATGCTCACTATGGTATCATAAAAAATTATAGCTGGTCTGCTAGACCTGATGGGGGGTATGATTGTACTTCTACTATTATTTCTATAGGTGAAGTTCTTGAATCTTTAAAAGTAAATTATACTCCTGCTGATACTAATATACCAACTAATGGTCTTTTTAATACATTACCCACTCCTTTTAAAAAAGATTCAAATGTACAAAAATCATATTCACAAAATAAAATAGCAGGAATATGTAATGAATTATATCTTACTTTATTAGAAAAAGGAATAGATAACTTTGAAGAATTACAATTTAGTGGTTGGACATTCTTTAGATTTAATGTAGATATAAGTAATTCTCCAAATACAGATAGTGACTTTGATGATGAAGCTCAAATATATATCTTATTAAAAGATTTTATTGATATTCTTAATAAGCATGTAATATTACATGATCAAAATGGGAAACCAATACCTGAGGTATCAGTAAATGAAGGGGATCATATGGGAAAAGGAGAAAATAAACCTTTATTATGTTTAGCTCATCCATTACAATTATCTATAGATCCATCTGTTTGCTTAATTAAAAACAACGCTTGGCTTACTCCTTCAAATTTAGGATTTGAAGAAGGATTTACTGATGATTTTGATACTCTAACTGATATATTAAACGGATTAAAAACTAGTTATTGGTATAATAATAATTTTACTTATGATGATAAAGCTCCTACTCCTCAACTGGGAGTTATAGGAAATATATATGTTAATTTAGGCTATATATATTCATTAGTTAATAATAAAAACCTAGAATCTCAAGATAAAAAAGAAAAAAACGATATTATATTATTTGATTTTCTTAAAAACCTAATGTCTGGTATCTCTAATGCAACCGGGAATGTAGCCACTTTTGATATCTTCTCAGACCCTATTGATTCAGCTGCTAGAATTATAGATGTAAATTATACTGATGATCAGAAAAGACAAGAAGCATATGATAATGCTTTTATGTTTGAATTACAAAATACTAAATCTGTAATTCGAAACTATAAATTTGAGTCTCAAATATTCCCAGATCAAACAACTATTGTTGCCATAGGAGCACAGGCTAAAGGAGGTGCTTTAGGAGCGGATGTTAATACATTAATTGACTTTAATCAGAATCTATTTGATAGAATTATTCCTAAAAAAGAAGCCCCCGATACTCCTTCAAACACAGATCCTATAAAAGAACTTGAGGAAAAAGTTAAAAATCTAAAAGAAAATATTAACATTATTGTTAGTTTTATCAATGAGATTGATCCTGCTTGGTATAGTTTTACAGGTACTGGAAATTATGATACAAGTAATGCTAGCAAATACAATAATGCTTTAAAAGATTTAATTAACTTTTTTAAGACATTTATAAAAAACGATAATAAAAATAGAGCAATTATTCCTACTAAACTATCTCTTGAAATGGATGGTATTGGAGGAATGGTAATAGGAAATTTATTTAGAATCCCTAATGAATTATTACCTAGAGGATATAGAGGTGGTGGTGCTGGACCTGCTAAAATAGCATATACTGTTAATGGACTAGGGCATTCACTTCAAGGTAATGATTGGGTAACTAATGTTGATTCTCAATTTATAATTTTAGATGAACCTAGAGGAGGTATATCTTTACTAGAAATGAACGATATTAAAATTATTATTGAAGCTGCCTCTGAAAATACTGTAGCAAATGCTGTTAAAAAGATAGGAAATATAAAAGCAGGAGGTGCTACTAAAACAATAAATGGAGTAGTAAGAAAAAATGGAGATATAGAAGATCTATTAGTACCTATAAAACCAAATCTATACTCTCTACACTACAGCAGTGTAAATCAAAGTGATGGAAAAAGAATACGCTTACAAGCAGAGGCAATGCAAAATCTAGAAGCTCTATTAACCGATGCCTTTAATAATAAAATATATATTAAAGTAAATTCAGCTTATAGAACTAGAGAAGACCAAGAAAGAATCAAAGCGGATTCAGTAAGAACAAGAATACCAGCTGCTACTCCTGGAACTTCAAATCATGGTTTTGGTTTAGCAGTAGATTTAGCTAATGCTAGTGGGGTACGAATTAATCCTAATTTAACTCCTAAAGAATGGAAATGGATTCAGGAAAATAAAGGTAAGTATGGATTTGAAAACATTTTTGGTGAAAAATGGAATACTAGTGAATCTCACCATTATAACTTTATAAAATAATATGAGAATACCAGCAAACATAATAACAGAAAATAAGTATACTATTGGTAAAGAGTTTATTAACAGAAAAACACATAAACTTTATCAAGGATATTATTATGAATTAAATAATAAATTTTTTGCTGGAAAGAAATTTAATAATAATGCACCGGAGCTTATAAAAATTAAGTCTGATCAAGTTAACAATTTACTCCTTACCGCTGCTACTTATGTTTTTGGTAGTTTGTCTAAAGTAAAATTAACTGATCAAAAAATACCATCTTTTTTCTTTAAATATGAAAGTAATATCAGATACTTTACAGCAAAGTTCAATGCAAAATCATTAATTAAAGAAATAAATGAAGAAACTTTTAATCAAATTAAAGATAATCCCCTTTATATATCACTTCCTTTATCTTATGATGGTGGATTTAATGATAACGAATTAAACGAAGCAGAAAATAAAATCCCTGGGATAAAATTATTTATTAATACTTCTTATACTAATCCTTCTATAGAAGAAAGTGGTTTAGTAGGCTAAATTTTTATCTTATATTCAATTCAAAGGTTATGAAATATGTTTTATATTATAGAAAGATCCGATCAACTACAACAACTAAAACCGTTTGATGATTGTTTTGTTAGTTTTATTCCTAAAAACAATAACTACCATCCATCACTTACATCATTAAGTCTAATCTATATTAGACCGCTTGATGGGAAGAAAGGTTATATGTTGTGTTTAGATCACAACGAATCATTTAGTTTAAATCAAACTGAGGTAATTGATTGGTTACATACCAACACTGGTAAATTATTCTTACTTGATAAGAAAGAAGCACTGCATTGGGTATATTCATTGTCTGATAAGTTGTTCGATATTAATTTTATTGAGTCTATTAATTTAACAGGATTAAATAGTAGCTGTATTAATTATTATTATACTAATTATACTAATTTATCTAATGTAAATTGTTTAATCCCAATTAGTAAACATTACGAAGAGTGTGAAGCAATATTTAATGCATCTTTACCTATTATTAAAAAATACACATTAACTAATACACAATTCCAATTTCAGAACTTTAGAACAACAGATGTATTTTATCAAATTGAAAAAAACGGCATTAAATTAAATAAAGACTGCTTTATAAACTACTATAAAGGTAAATTACAATATCCCGAATTTAATTTATCTAAGAGCAGAATATATTCCCAATATAATTTATACAATACCACTTCACGCCCATCTAACACATATAATAGCATCAACTTTGCAGCGCTAAATAAAGACGATGGTGAACGCAATTGCTACAAACCCGAAAACAACACATTCATTGAAATCGATTTTCAGGGTTACCATCCACGTCTAATCGGTGAGATGATTGGATTTGAATTTCCTAAAGATCGCAACACATATGAATTATTAGGTGAATTATTAGGTGTATCACAACAAGAAGCCAAGGAATTAACCTTTAAACAATTATATGGTGGTGTTTGGTCTGAATATCAGAATAAACCATTCTTTAAAGAAGTGGCTATGTATATTGATGGTATGTGGGATACTTACCAATATGGTGGACACGTTAAAACTGAAAATAAAATATTTATACGTGACCAACTTGATAAAATAACACCTCAAAAACTATTTAATTATATAGTTCAAAGTAAAGAAACATCAACTAATGTTGAATTATTAGAACTAGCATTAAACTATTTAAAAGACAAAAAAACCAAAATAGTATTATATACCTACGATGCATTTCTGTTTGATTATGCTGAAGAAGATGGAAATATATTACCGGAATTAATAAAATTATTACAATATCCGGTAAGTATCAAACAAGGAACATCATATCACGGTTTAACTAAAATATAAATATTTATGACAGACAATATATTTTTCGATTTGAACAAGCTATTCTGCACATTTACTACTCCAGACGAATTAGATACGGTTCTTGCCGATATCAATCGCCGATATACAATATTGTATAATAAAATATTCATTCTTGAGTCACCTCAAAGCAAAGAATTAATATGTACATACAACATTGATATGGGCAATACGGCTGATGCTCCTCTACCTAATACAATATTACTTCACCGCAAGAAGGAATCAAATACATTATATACAATTAATGCTCTCAATGCATTAATTAGAGAATTAAACAATGGTATGTTAGATACTAGGTTTATTATTAATTGGTCTGATTATAAAAATTGTATATTACTTAACAACGGTCCTGAATTGCGCCGTTTAGACACTGCTATTTATAAAATCATAGATCTTAATAAATAATGGCAACATACACTGCAACACAACTTTATGGTACTGGATCTATTGGTGAGAATCTATCTGGGTTAAAGACATTTACATTTACTAATCCAGGCGATTCATCATATTTTACTTTGGAAACTATTCCAAATGCAACTGGTTCATATGCTGGTGCCCCTACTAATGCTTTAGGAACATGGGTTGTGTCTGCATCAATGGGTTTTGTATCATCCTCATATGTTGCTTCGGTTGTAGTACAACCTGGTTCATCTGCTTTAACCTTTACTCCTACCTCTGCTGTTACTGGTACAACATATCGTTTAAGAGGAACTGGAACTTATAGTTTGACTATTGCTTAAGATCGTTTGGCGGTCTAAATAAGGGTTAGTATATTTAATTCTAAAATAAATAAGTTATGGATTTAAACATCGCAAAACAGAAGCTTGCTGCTTCACAAAACAAAGGTGGTCAACAACGCGAGCGTATTGATTACACCAAAATTTTCTTTAAACCTAAAGCTGGTAAGTACCAAGTACGTATTCTACCAAGCAAATTCGACAAATCATGGCCTATCCGTGAAGTACAATTCCACTATGGATTTGCTAAAGGACCAATCTTGTCATTGACAAACTGGAATGAGGCTGATCCGATTGCTGACTTTGCAAAACAACTTCGCAAATCCGGCGATAAGGAAGATTGGCAATTGGCAAACAAAATCTCCCCTAAATCACGTTTCTTTGCAGCTGTAATCGTACGTGGTGAAGAGCATTTGGGTGCTCGTTTGTGGGAATTTGGTAAATTGACTCATGATCAACTTCTCGGTATTGCTGCTGATGATGATTATGGTGATTTTACAGACATCACAGATGGTAGAGATTTCACAATTGAGGCAACTGAAGACGTCATTGCTGGTAGGAAAGGTATTAAGTGTAATCTTCGTATTAAACCTAAAACCACTCCAATCTCAGAAGATGGTGCTTTAGTAACTAAATTGCTCGAAGAACAACCAGACATCTTGGGTATTAATCGTAAGTATTCTTATGATCAACTTAAGGATGTATTGGCTAAATGGTTGAATCCTGAAGAAGAACCTGCTGCAACTGAAGCTCCAATCGCATCAAAAGATGAGGACGAAGATGATTTCATTACTGAAATTAACAAACCAGTAACACCAGCTTACTCACTCGAAACGCCTGCTGCTAAAACTAGCAACGCAGATAAATTTAATGACCTATTTAACGATTAATAATGGCAAAAAGTAAAGACAGTTTAACGTCAGTAGTATCTGAATCACTTAAAAAGTCTTTTGACATTGATGCCTTTAAGAAATCCAAATTTCTAGATCAAGCATCAAAGTTTAAAAAGCAAAGATGGATTCCATTTTCATCTGCTGTAGCTGATGCTCTATCCATTCCTGGAATTCCAATGGGACATGTTTCCATTGCCCGTGGAGGATCTGATACCGGAAAAACCACATTGATGATTGAGACAGCAGTAGCTGCTCAGAAGATGGGCGTATTGCCCGTCTTCATCATCACTGAGATGAAATGGGATTTCGATCATGCTCAAAAAATGGGATTTCAACTCGAAGCAGTTCCAGATGAGGAATCAGGTGAAGTAGTGAATTATAAAGGATTCTTCCTATATGTTGATAGATCATCTCTCAATACAATTGAAGATGTATCTGCCTTCATCGCAGATATCCTCAGCGAACAATCAAAAGGTAAACTACCATATGATCTATTGTTCCTCTGGGATTCAGTAGGATCCATTCCATGCGATATGAGTGTTAAACAAAATAACAACAATCCAATGTGGAATGCAGGAGCAATGGCTACGCAGTTTGGTAATTTCATCAATCAGAAGTTCCCAATGTCTCGTAAGGAAACATACCCATATACAAATACATTCTTTGTAATTAATAAAACAGGTGTACAACCAGCACTTACTCCTATGAGTCAACCTCGTATGACAAATAAAGGTGGTAATGCAATGTATTGGGATGCTTCAATTGTGATTACATTCGGTAACGTAACTAACAGCGGTACTTCTAAAATCCATGCACAACATAAGGGTAAAAAAGTAGAATTCGCTAAACGTACCAAAATATCGATTGATAAAATCCATGCTGATTGTGGAGTAGCAACTACATCAACTGTAATTGTAACACCTCATGGTTTTATTCCTGATGATAAGGATGAAGAGAAAGCATACAAGGCAGCTCATGCACCTGAATGGTTTGGAACTAACGTCAATGTGGATGAAATCCAAATTACAGAAGATAATAGCGAATGGGAAGAAAGTAGAAGTATATCTCCGATGATAGAAATAGACAACGATGAGGTAGAAGTTAAATAAACAAAATGAAGAGTAAATATGAACAATTACTCTCCAATGTACAACCAGACTTTCGCAAAGAACTAAGTTCGATTTTAATCATAGACGGCCTCAATACATTTTTGAGGTCGTTTACTATGATTAATCATTTAAATCCTGATGGTCATCATATTGGAGGCCTTACAGGATTTCTTAAATCTATCGGTTATGCTATACGCATGTCTGATCCAACTAAAGTGGTTGTAATATTTGATGGTATTGGAGGGTCAAACGCAAGACGAAATTTATATCCTGAATATAAGGCAAACCGTAATTCTAGCCGTATAACTAATCACAATATATTCTCATCTAAAGATGAGGAGAGTGAAAGTATTAATAATCAAATATCACGTTTGGTTCAATACTTACAGTGCTTACCTATTACAGTTATTAGCATTGATGGTTTAGAGGCAGATGACATTATTGGCTATTTAGCTAATAAATTTCAAGCACATGATGAAACCCAAAAGGTAACTATTATGTCTGCTGATAAAGACTTCCTACAATTAGTATCAGATAAAGTTCATTGCTATTCTCCTACTAAAAAGAAAATATATACTCCAAAAGATGTATTAGAAGAATTTGGTGTTAGTAGTAGTAATTTTCTCAACTATAAAATACTAATGGGAGATACATCTGATAATATTCCTGGTATTACTGGTTTAGGTCCTAAAAAGCTAATTAAGTTATTCCCTGAATTAACAAGTAATACCAAAGTAGAATTAGATGAAATCATCAGCACATCAGCAGATAAAGTAGATGAAAATAAACTATATCTGTCGGTTGTAGAAAGAAGACGTCAACTATTAATTAATCAACAGCTGATGTCTTTGAATGGTAGTTTCTTATCACCAGAGAATAAACAATTAGTTAAAGACGCATTTAATAATTCATATGAATTGAATATACCTATATTCTTGCAGTTATATCACAATGATAAATTAGGTGAAAGTATTCCTAATACATCATCGTGGTTAACTCAATTATTTGGTTATCCAAATTCTTTCAAATAAATTTAGGTTATGACAACATTAAGTAAATTAAATCAGTACGGACCGGTATTCCAAGTAAAAGTATTAGGAGCTCTACTAACACAACGACAATTTCTAATCAACATCATTGATTCGCTTGATTCAGAATATTTCGAATCATCAGCACACAAGTGGGTTGTAGAGTACATTCAAAAATACTTTGCACAGTATCATACTACACCAACAGTAGAAACACTATCAATTGAGGTAAAGAAACTAGAGAATGAAGTATTAAGAATATCAATTGTAGAAGCACTTAAAGAAGCCTATAAAATGGCTGATCAAAGTGATCTAGAATGGGTTGAATCTGAATTTAGCTCATTTTGTAGAAACCAACAAGTAAAATCAGCTATTCTTAATTCAGTACAGTTACTTGAAGTAAATGATTTTGATAGTATCCTTCAATTAATCAGCAAAGCTGTAAAATCAGGTGAAGATAAAACAATCGGTCTTGATTATAATTTAGATATTGAAGCTAGGTATCGTGAAGATGATAGAAACACAATACCATTCCCGTGGCCTGTATTTAATGAAATGACACAAGGTGGATATGGTAAAGGTGATCTAGTACTAGTGTTCGGTAATCCTGGTGGTGGTAAGTCATGGGCTGTAGCTGCTATGGGTGCTTATGCTGCATCATTAGGCTTTAATGTAGTGCATTATTCACTTGAATTAGGTGAAGGATATGTAGGTAAACGCTACGATGCTATATTCTCTGGTATTGATGTAGATAAACTAAAAGACCATCGTAAAGAAGTAGATGAAATAGTAGGTAAAGTTAAAGGTAAAGTAATTATTAAAGAATACCCACCTAAAAGAGCATCATTTGATACGATAGAAGCACACCTCCAGCAGTTAGAACATCAAAACGATTTTAAACCGGATATGATCATTATAGACTACCTAGACTATATGCGTACTAAAGGTAGAAAAGATCGTAAAGATGAAATCGATGATGTTTATGTTGCTGCTAAAGCATTCGGTAAAGAACGTGGTATACCCATTATATCACCATCACAAGCAAATCGTACAGCAGCTAAATCTGATATTATTGAAGGTGATAACGCAGCTGGATCATACGATAAAATTATGATTGGAGATATTATCTTATCTTTAGCTCGTAAACGTAAAGACAAAATTGAAGGTACAGGAAATTGGCATATTATGAAAAACAGATATGGAGCTGATGGAATGACATTTAGATCTAAAATCAACACATCAAATGGATATATCGATATAGATGAAAGTCCAGTTGATGATGATGATATTGAAACAAGTACTAACAACAAACCAGTAAATGACTTTTCAGGAGTAGGAGTTGAAGAAA